AGCGAGTTTGGACTCGCAAAGATGTAGCCGCGTTTTACGCAAAGAAAAATGAGTTCGTGATCAAGGGAACGGAAATCCCAGCAGAGTTTGTAAAGCTCGAAAAGGACTTGATCAAGGCTCAGGGCGAAGGCAGGTTACGTTAACCGTTAATTTGTTTTAGGAGTAGCACCACATGAGTTATCCAGTAGGTACCCCGTGGGCAGGATCAAATCCGACCCCACCGTATTCAGGAACCTTCATTCCTGAAGTATGGTCCGGCAAACTGATTGAAAAGTTCTATGCCGCGACCGTCCTCGGCGCGATTGCGAATACGGACTACGAAGGCGAGATCAAGAACCAAGGCGACTTGGTGAAGATTCGTCAGCGTCCGACCATTACAATCTCGGATTATGAGGCAGAAATCGACCTCTCTATTCAGCGTCCGTCAGCACCAGTGCAAGACCTGCTTATCGACGAAGGTAAGTACTTCAATCTTGCGCTCGACGACGTAATGGAAGTTCAGTCCGACATCGATCAGCTGTCGATCTGGGCGGAAGACGCCGCAGAGCAGATGAAGATTGCCGTTGACTCCGACGTTCTTGACGACGTTACCGATGTCGCAGGTAAAGGCGCGGACATCGACGCTGCCAACCGTGGCCTGACTGCCGGAGCAATTTCCGGTGATCTGGACATCGGTGTAGCAGCCACGCCGCAGTTCGTCTCCGGCTCTGGCGCAGGTGTCCTTGACGGGGCTTCCGCCGCCACTGCCGAGAAGATCGTTGACTTCATCATCAAGTGTGGTCAGGTCCTCGACGAGCAGAACATCCCCGAGTCCGGTCGCTTCCTCGTGATCCCGGCATGGCTCGCAGCTCGCATCAAGCGATCTGAGCTGAAAGATGCATCTCTGGCAGGCGACGGAACGTCGATTCTGCGTAACGGTCGCCTCGGAATGGTTGATCGGTTCACGCTGTATCTGTCGAACCTGATCCTTCCGGCAACCGGCACGCCAACTGCGTATCCGCTTCTGTTCGGCACCACTGCCGCACTGACGTTTGCTGCACAGTTCACCAAGCTGGAAACGATCCGCTCTGAGCGTTCGTTCTCCAACCTCTTGCGTGGCTTGCAGGTTTACGGCTTCAAAGTCGTGAACGGCGTCGCACTCGGATTGGCGCACGTAGCTAAGGGCAACGAGTCCTAATAGCTGCTAAGGCTACAGACCCCGGCTGCATTTTCGGATGTAGCTGGGGTTTTCCTCAGGAGGCTATCGGTGGCTACTAGAACCTACGAAAATTTGGTTACGGAAGCACGTAAGCTGCTTCAGGACACGGATACCAACCTCCAACGCTATACCGATGAGACCCTCATCGAGATTCTAAATCGCGGACTCCGAGACTTGGGCACAATGCGGCCCGACGTTTTCTACGACCTGTTCAGCGCAAACTCCCTTAACGTACCCGAGGTAGTTGAGTCGGGCGCCGGGGTAGATCAGATCGACTGGACCGATGTTTTCACTCTTGAATTCCAATTCTATACGCCGTTAGTGGCGTACGTCGTCGGCATTGCCGAAATCACCGACGACGAGTATTCTGTCGATGGTAGAGCCGCGTTACTGATGGGACAGTTCCGCAACCAAGTGATAGGACTCTAAGATGGCGACTGAATACACAGAGACTTTCGAGCAACTCCTCAAGGATACGTCACCCCTGACGCCCGGCATCTTGCGCTCTGTAGCGCTGCGCGAGTTCCGCCTCGCTGCCAGAGAGTTCTTTGAGAAGTCGTTCGCGTGGACAGCAGTGGTTCCAAATATTGACACGCCTGCTGGAAACGTACCCGTTCAAGTTCTCGCCCCTGCCACTGTGGATTCAAACGGTGATGCTGATTTCGCCGACGTAGTACTTTTGGCGCATTTGGATGGCGATGATGGCGATACGGATGCAATAGATTCGTCTACCCTTGCAAACTCACTTATATTTCGGGGGAATGCGGCACTAACGACTGCGTTCAAACAATTCGGCACGGCGGCGCTTGATGCAAACACCGGTAGCCCTTTGGACTTTATCGAAGTCCCCCATACCACAGCATTTGTAACGGGTTCTGGTGACTGGACGATTGAATTCTGGCTCAACCCACAATCCATTTTTGGCGGAGATATTATAAACCATGGTGACGGAGGTTCTGGAACCAGTAATTGGGGGCTACTAGATGCAAACGGCACTTTGCAGATGCAGTACTCGAATGATGGCGGCTCTTTTACTAATTTTCCGTTTTTTGGTTTGATCGGCAGTCTTGGTGTTTGGCACCACATTGCTGTTACTCGTAATGGCAATGATTTATTTGCGCATATCGACGGCATTAAATCTGGTGCCACAGTCGATGTAACAGGACTCGGAATTGGCGGTAGTGGTGTTGTGCCAATCAACATCGGTTCAAGGAACCAAAGTGGCGTTACCCCGAATATTGGACCCGCAGATGCATACATAGATGATGTCCGATTTACAGTTGGCACCGCTCGGTATACGACGGCTAATTTCACACCGCCGACCGAAGCGTTTCCGGATGTTTCCAACTCCGCCGATCCTAATGCCGAAGTTATTGCCATCCTGACCCTGAGCCTGAAGAACAAGCCGGTTGGCCCGTTCCCAGCTCGTCCTCCTGATGACGACCCGGACCTGACTTCTGATGTCCCCCGAGGGTGGTTCGTTACGTCGAACCCGGATGAGTTCCAGTTCTTCCCCCGGCTAGAGACCTCCCTCATAGGAGAAGCCGAGGCACTGGTAGCGCTCATACCTAGCTTCACTGCCACCGAGCTGCCCCGGCAGATCACTCTGAAATACTACGACGCGATTGTGGACGGGTACTTGGCACGTGTGTATGCACATCCGAACAAGCCATACTCAGCCCCAGCAAATGCTGCGAGCTTGCGGCATAAGTTCGTGCGAGAAATCGGTTACTATATGGCCCAGCGAAAACAGGGGTATAATAACTCTCAACAGTGGACGTACCCACGAAGCTGGGGCGTGCGAAGGCTAGGCGGAAATGGCTAACATACTATTCTTAAATAACGCGACTTCATTGCTCGCAGCATCGATCGACAGTCTGGACGTTACGATCCAGTTGGGGTCAGGTGATGGCGCGTTGTTCCCGTCTCCGACTGGACCGCAATATTTCGTTGCTACATTAGAAGACGACGCTGGCGCTATCGAAATCGTCCAATGCACGAGTCGCACTGGCGATCTTCTGACAGTTGTTCGTGGGTTCGACAATAGTGTTGCACAGTCATTTGCAATGACCGTGACGCGCATCGAGCTTCGCCTTACCTCAGTTGTCGTAGAGGAGTTCATCCAGAAGAATGGCGACATAATGGAAGGCGACCTCGACATGAACGGTAACAACCTTGTCGATGGAGTGCTGACCGGACCCAACACCCAGATACTCGCTGGCGAAATCGTAGGCGTACCACTGCGTGGTGACACTGGAGTATCGACAAACGAAATCGATGTACCGAGTGGTGGCGGACGAGCCACTGCCGGTGGCGCAGAAATTCGCGTCGCGGGTGATGACATTACCGCTGATGTTGCTTCGGCAACTGAGTCAGCGGAGGGTATCGCTGAGATCGCAGATCAGACGGAAATGGATGCCGGAACGGATGACGTACGGTTCGTGACCCCCAAAAAGTTTCGTGACACCGCAGCTACCGATACACAGCGAGGGACACTCCGTACGGCAACTGTTGCGCAAACAGAGACGGGCACAAACGATACTCGTGCCGTAACCCCCGCAGCTTTCGCCGGTACCGCCGCAGCAGAGGGACAAATAGGCACTATTGCGATTGCCGACCAAGCGACGGTCGATGCCGGTGTAGATGACACGCAAGCAGTTACCGCCGCCAAGCTCGCTGCCGCGACAAGTGTGCCGGGTGTTTTCCGTGGGTGTACGGCATACAAAACTGGCGCTCAGGCTATGGGAGTGAACGCCGCACCAATCTTCGATGGAACCGGCGAAATAGCAGTAACATTTGATTTGGAGTCTTTCGATACGGATAGTATCCACGCTGGCGGAATGCCTTCTCGTTTTGTCGTCCCCGCCGGTGTGAGCAGAGTGCGGCTTTCCGCAGGGTGGCGATTCAATATGGGCGGTGCAGGCGGTATAGTCCACTCTCGATTTGTAAGGAGCGGATTGTTTACAGGCAGCCTCGATGTTGCTGGACCTACCGTTAACGCAGGACAGTCCCCCAACCAAGGCGCTGGTTCTGTCCTTGGCCAGCATATGACCCTTGTTTCGCCAGTTATGGATGTTACGCCCGGCGACTACTTCGAGGTATATACGACAGTCCAAGGTAATACAGCTACGATTGCTGCTGGTACGGCATGGTTCTCTTTTGAGATTCTAGCGTAAGGGTGCTTCCATGGCCGGTTTCAAACTGGAAGGCTTCCAAGGGTTAGCACCACGTTACTCCGAACGTCTACTGCCACCCATGGCAGCGACAATAGCCCGGAATACGAAACTCACCAACGGTGAAATCCGTGGCTTCCGCCAACTATATGACCAAGACAATTTGACCGGACTCGCTTCTACGGTGCGTCGGGTCTTGCGTGTGCCCGACACTCCAGACGATGCATACATTGCTTTCGATTCACGCGACGTGAGTATCGTCAAGTCACCGTTGATCAATGATACGTTCGACCGGTACTTCTGGGCAGGTGACGGCGACCCCAAGATGAACTCGGGCGCCCGCATTAAGAACGGCGATGATCCGTACTTGCTTGGTATACCTGCTGTGAATGTGGCGCCGGTTGTTACGCCTCCCGCCGGGTCAGATGAAACCCGAGCATACGTGTACACGTTCCAAAGTTCGTTTGGAGAGGAAGGACAGCCGTCTCCTCCGACACTTGCTACTGGTGCTTCTACCACTCCTTGGGTTATATCCGGACTGCAGACAGTCGTCCCTGATGCATCCCAACGAGATGTTACCCTGAAGAATATCTACCGCACCGTACCGGGGCAAGTATCCTCCAGTTTCTTTTTCGTCGCCCAGATTCCGGTGGCGCAAACATCCTACAACGACAACGAGACCAATGAGGATGTCGCTGCGAATAACCTACTCGAATCTACGTTATGGGCGGAGCCGCCTGACGACCTCGAAGGTTTCGTCGTCATGCCTAATGGCTACCTCGTCGGTTGGGTCGGTACACGGCTGGTTTTCTCTGTCCCATATCGCCCCCATGCATGGCCCGCCGAGTTCGAGCTTGGTACCGAGTTCCCCATAGTGGCGCTCGGTGTGTTCGGCTCTACACTCGTTGTGGGTACAGAGTCGCAACCTTATTACGGGCAAGGCGTCAGCCCGGCCTCGTTCACTCATCGTAAGGTAGATGAAGTCATCCCCTGCCTCTCCCGACGTGGCATGGTTTCTACGCGAGTCGGTGTGTACTATCCGTCTATCGATGGATTGGTCATGGCATCGGGTAGCGGTGTCGGAGTCATTACGAGGGACATCCTCACTAAAGAGGAGTGGGCAAACTTCAGGCCAGATGACCTGTATGCTTCCAATCTCGGACTACAGTACATTGCTTTCAGTGACAGCAACACCGGATTCATTTACGATCCAGAGGAACAGACTAAGAAGCTGATAGAGCTGGAGGGTATTACAAACGTAAACGGGATTGAGACTGATCCCTACACGGGCAATGTGTACCTGTTGAAGAACGACCGGTACACCGAGTGGGACCCCGAGATACTCGATCCGGGTTTGTTTCCTGATCGCCTGCCGTGGCAGTGGAAAGGCAAGCTGTTACAGTCTCCCAAGCCGCTAAACTTTGGCGCGGCCAGAATACAGTTCGATGTCGGCACCATGAACAACCCGTACTCGGTTACGGCAGTATTGGTGCCCTATAACCAAGCGCTATTCGCAGCAGCCCCGAGCCTGAATACGCTCAACGGCGGAGTGCTAGGCGGTTCACCTGCCCAGAGTAGCGGCCTCGTCCCTGCACCGAATGCAGAGATTCGACAGCCGCTCGGCGGAAGCCTTTTGTACAACATCAATTACCTGAACATGGTGCCGTTCTCGGTTCGATTCATTGTATACATACGTGACAAGGGTAGGTTCAACAGAAAGATAGTGGACACCATCGTTACGGAGGAAAAGATATTGCGCTTGCCGACGGGCTTCAAAGCCGACCTGTGGCAGTTCGAGTTGTGTGGTAACACGACTGTGTACTCGCTTCAGGTAGCAGAGACGCCGAAGCAGTTAGCAGGAGTCTAAAATGCCCAGCATATCCAGAGAAGGGAATAGGGCATACCCAAGCATCCCCGAGATCACCGAGGACCCCTACACCCATACCATCGCCTTGCAAGCTGTAAAAGAGGCGCTTGCAACACACGAGCGGAGAGATCGCGCAGTCTCGGATTCGTTCATTCGGTTCGGAGAGTTGGTTGATCTCGGCATCATAGATAATGAGGGTGACTATGTTCTGGATATACCCGACGAAGTGTTCAACTCCCCAGTCGTTGGTTTTTACGGGACGACTCCTATCGCCCAACAGACTGCGGTGCCAGTCACGATAGGTGCTGTCCACGCAGCTTTAGTCGCGCTGGGGTTGATTACGTAAGCTGATTAGTGTTTAATTAACGCCCACTCATTGGAGACCCCCATGGAATTAACACAGAACCAATTCAACGCCGCCCTCGCATCTGGGCTTTTCATATCCGACCCCGAAAAATCTGAAGTGCTGATCCCGGTAAAACTTGCCGGAGGCGTACTCATCCTCAACGAGCTGCTTCACGCTATCAACGCCGGTAGGTTGCAGGTCGTGAACCCGGTTCTTTGCGACATTACTCGTAAAGAGGAAATCGTCGATCCGAACGCCACCGTCGCCGCAGCTGTAGCCACAGCACTCGCTGAGCAGTCCGACGACGTGTCACCCGCTTCCGAAGATAAACTCACGCCGGGCGAAGAAGCTCGTGTAGCTACTGCGATCGAGCTGAGTGAGGAACAACAGTCCGAGCAGTCCGACGAAGCGCCAGTCATTGACGACGAACTACTTCCACAAGAATGATCGACGAGATCATCACTGATGTCCTGAAGGCAGAGGGTTGGGACAAGTACACGAACGATCCCGCCGATCGGGGTGGCCCCACTAAGTGGGGCATCACCCTGAAGGCGTGGGAAGAATATCGTGGGCACCCAGTCTCCGAACACGACGTACAGTTCATCACTGAGGCACAGGCTCGTGACTTCTATGAGAAGCTGTATGTAGTCGGCCCGAAGTTTAACCAACTGCCTGAGAAGCTGATTCCGCTCGTCGTAGATGGCGGCGTAAACAGTGGTGTCCGCGCTGCTTCCAAGTGGGTACAGCGGGCGGTGGGGGCCAAACAGGACGGCTGGATCGGCCCAGAAACCCTCCAATCAGTGTGGAATCAGGAACATCTGACCACCTTTCTCCGGATCGTGGCCTATCGTACAAAGCTGTACGGGCGGCTTGTATCACGTGACCCCAAGCTGAAGCTGGCTCAGGACGCGGGCTTCAACCTCCAAGCCAAATTCGCAGGTGGGTGGAATAACCGCATAATGGGATTCGTTCTGGGGCTTGCCGAGGACCTTAAATAGCATGTAGAATGGCCCTATTAACGTAGGAGCCATGTGTGTTAAAGGGTATCTTAAAATTCCTGTCTGGTGGAGCTGCCGAACAGATCGGCGAGTACTTCGACAATCGACAGAAGCTCAAGCAGCAACTCACCCTCACCAAGCTGGAAGGCAAGATAGAGGTTGAGAAAGCAACAGCCGCAGCCAAGGTGCTACAACAGCAAAACGTCCATACTTGGGAGATGGCGCAGATCGCCAATTCCGGTTATAAGGATGAGATTGTTCTTGGTGTCATACTGTACCCATACATCGGATCATTTATCCCCGGCATTCAGGATTCTGTTCTGATCGGCTTTGAGTATCTCGAAAAGATGCCGTACTGGGCAGTGGGGTTGACCGTTACGATTTTCCTCGCAATCTATGGGATACGCCATAAGAACGCGAACCGCCTCGCCGCTCCCGGCCTGACAGATAAGGATGTTGAGGAAGTGAAGTAATGTCGGCACTCGTAGCATTCATAGAGGCGATGTCCAACAACCCCACGAGAGTGGTTTTGACTACGACATCAGTAGTTTTGTTCTGGGTATTCGCAGCGTGGACGCTTGGCTTTGCTCCAGCATTTGGTTCCGGCTTCGCTCGCTCCGAAGATGTATCGGTGATTCAGGCATACCTGCTGGAAGATGCAATCATGGAAGCCCGGATACGATACTGCACCGCCCCTAATGGCACGCCAATGAAGTCATTCTTTTTCAAGACTGTGAACCAGAAGGTCGCCGAGTACTACACTCTCACCGGGCTAAATTATCCACTGCCGACATGCGAAGAATTGGTGTATGCCGCAAACTAATAAATACTACGCTTTCCAACCTGCTACGTCTGGGAATGCCATATTTGGTATCGAGCGTATCGCTGATATAGAGGACGAGATTCGCCCTTTACACGAGGCGCATTACAACGAGACCGAGACCACTTACCTCGATACTCCCTTCGACGCCTCGTATGACCGCTACAAAGCGTCCGAGGAAATCGCCCAATTCGTGTTATTTACTGTACGTATGGACTCGACACTGGTGGGATACCTGCAGTACTATGTATTTAATGACATGCATACCCGAGTCAAGCAAGCTCGTGAAGACGCACTGTTCATTACTGAGGAGTACCGGGGCAAACGACTGGCCCCCGGACTTCTCTCTTACGCCGAAGACGCACTCAGGCAGCTCGGCTGTAGCTACATTGGTATGACCAGCAAGGCACCTGTTGGGGCGCCTGATGTTGGTCCGTTTCTGGAGAAGCGCGGGTATAGGCCCGTTGCTGTCTTCTACACGAAGAAGTTAGAGGGTTGACACATGTGTTGCAGTGATCCGCCGCCACCGCCTGATCTTGGACCTGCCGCCGAAGCGAGTATGGAAGTTGCAAATCTCCAAGCTCAGACGGCCAGAGAGCAGCTTGACTGGGGTCGTGAACAGGATCGAATGAACCGTGAGGTTCTCGACCAAGTTCTCGCCGTCCAGCTACCTGCTATGCAGGCGCAGTTTGCGCAGGCTGAATCTGATCGCGAACGGTACGAGACTATGTTCCGTCCATTTGAAGACCAGTTCATGGAGGAGGCTCGGGAATACGACACGCCAGAAAAACGGATGCAAGAGCGGGCGAAAGCGATTGCAGATGTTTCTACTCAGTTCGATGCGCAGCGCCAGAACGCTTTGCAGCGACTTGAAAGTTATGGTGTCGATCCATCCCAAACACGTAACGCAGCCTTGGACGTTGGGGTTAGAACAGCTCAGGCAGCTGCGTCAGCTGGAGCAGCTCAGCAAGCAGGCCAGCGAGTGGAAGACGTTGGACGAGCATTACGATCTGACGTTATTAACCTCGGTCGCGGCGCACTGTCTAATGCCGCTGGCTTCTACGGCCAAGCTGTAGGTGCTGGCTCTGCCGGTGTAGCAGGTGGCGCCCAGACAACCCAAGCTGGTGTTGGGGCAATTCAGAGCGGTCTCGGATTCTCTGGACAGGCTCTACAAGGTTACGGCCAAGGCGCAAATATCATGTCGCAGGGCTATGGAAATGAGATGCAGGGCTATAACGCTCAGTCGCAGCAGCAAGCTGGGATGCTTCAAGGCATCGGCGGTATCGCTGGCATGGCGATGGGTATTCGCGACGGTGGCGAGATTATCGAAGGCGAGTATCGAGCTATTGATCCGGAAGGCGATGTCGCTGGTCCGGGTGATGGTTCAGGCATCGACGATCAAATCCCTGCGTACCTGTCAGATGGCGAGTACGTTATTCCCTCCGACGTTGTTCAGGCAAAGGGCGAAGAATTCTTCGACAAACTGCTTGAGCGATACCACGTACCTGCACAGCAGCAGGAACAACAGAGAGCGATTGGATAATGGCTAGTATCGGCGATCTTGTTAAAGGTTTTCAGGGCGGGTACGAATTCTCCTCAGGTGTACGTCGGGACCGCCAGATAGAGAAGGCGCTCGATTACGAGCTTGCTGGTCAGTCTGCCAAACGTAAGGCCGACCTTGCTGGGTACGAAAAGTACGGGCAGGATTACGGCGGTGGCTTCGAGGGCTTACCACAGACCTACGGCGAGAAGCTGATGGGGTCGTTCAAGGGTTGGGCGGGTAATCTATTCAACCGTGACCAACAGGCGATTGATCCTGCCGCACCTGCCGCACCTGCCGCCCCGCAACAGCAGCCGAACCCATTTATACCGCGAGCTGATGGCGGCGCTGTTCGTCACATGCGAAAGAAGTACGCAAACGGCGGTCGCAGCCTTGTATCGAACCAGTCACAGCAAGGACGTACGACTGGCGTGACCCGAAGCGGCGGCAGTGAGTATGCCGACGGCGGTCCAAAAGTACCGCAGGCACTCAATACCGGTGGCCCGGTGTCACCAGTAGCGCTCGCCGATGGCGGTGCTTATTCGTCCGGCCTTCATCGCGTACCGATGCCGATGGCAGAGGGTGGTATGCCTCCTCGCATTGAGCAACTGAGCCGAGAGCAGGCACGTATCGAGCGAGCAAGACTCGCCGCTGAAAAAGCAGCAGGTCGGGGACGCCTCTCCCGAGCAGGTCGAGCTGTCGGTAGGGCTGTCGCTCCTATAGCACTTGGTGCTACGGCAGCTGAAACTGCTTCCACGCCGACCGAAGATTACCGTGAAAGATTCGCACTACCTCGTGAGACCGGTGGCGACCTCGACGAAGCAGCAGCAGCGTACGAGGAACCGAGTCTTATGGGTGCCGCAACTGATCCCGAATTCTGGGGCGATGTAGGCGTTCGCGCACTCGGCGCTGCCAGTGATCTTGGTAGCGCTATGACTTTCGGTGGCGCTGACAGGTTCTACCGAGATGAGCAGACCGAAGCTGTACGCGCTCTACCCCAAGACGCTCCGTCAGAACAGGTAGCAAGCAATGTAGCGGCCCAACCAGCTGCCCCCACCGCCGAGACAGCGCCGACTACCCCGCAGGGTCCGACTGCGCCAGCCGCCTCATCTAACGTGCAGGGCGCTGACGAGGGATATGACTGGACTCAGGTAGACGTGATGCCGGAAGACATCCCTTCGCACAGCGTTAAGGATTGGGAGGAGGAGCGCAAGTTCTACGCAGCACAGGCGATAGCCAATGGCCGCGACCCACTCGATGCGATGAAAGAAGTCGATGCGTCGCAGATGCGTGGTTTTAACCAGCATGGGCAGCAGGCGTTCCAGCTGTTACGTCAAGGCAATGCACCCGCCGCCGCACGTGCGCTAAAAGCTGCGTACCAATATTTCCCCAATGGTGTTGACGTTAAGTTCGGCATCAGCAAGGGTACCGATGGACAGCCGGTCCTGATCGGTATGGGTGTGGATGAGGAATCTGGTGAGCCGATACAGGAAGGCAAACCAATGGTCATCACTGCCGAAAGCCTCGCCACACAACTTGAAAATATGAGCAACCCCGCTGCATTCCGTACGTGGACAAAAGACTGGCGGGATGCTGAGCAAGAGATACGAGAGTACGAAGAAGTTACGAAGCCTGAAGCACAGAGTCAGGCCGATCTTCGCGCTGCACAGGGACAGTACTATTCTGACAGGGGTGTTGCCGCAATCCTCGATGCAGAAGCCACTGCCGCTGGTGGCGGGATGAAGCGCACTGACCGCGACCGGGTGTTCGACCGGTTCATGTCTTCACAAGAACTTGCACAGCTGGATGATCCAGCAAAAGCAGAAGACCTCGCCGACATTATGTCGAGAGTTTTCTTGCAGTATCCAGATGAGCCGTACCCGTCTATAATTAAATACGTTATGGCAGCGGAACGCGCCGGAACGCTGGACGAGGAACTGGGCAAACTTGGAATAAAATAATGGCTTCCTTCAAGGAAAGGTACGCGGAGCTATTCGGCGAAACTCCCGACTACGACCCTATCGAGTTAGGTCAGCGGCCAAAACGACGGGCGTTAGATATACAGGAATCCGTTCCTGAGATAGATGCTTCTGGTGCCGGTGGTGGTGCTGGAGGAATTCCATACAGCAGACCTACCGCACTGCCCGCCGAAGGACAAGGCGTCCTTGGGAACCTCGCTGACCTCACCAAGACCGGTACCGCACTCGGCGCTGAAGCGGTTGTCGGTGCAGGTGAATATGCTGCTCGGCAACTCACCCCTGAAGAACCGGGTATCGCGAAGGAAATCCTGACAGACGTTGCAGGTGGATTGGAAGGCACCCGTGGAAAGCTCGCCGCTTACCGGCAGAGTATCTACGACATGATGCCTCCCGATGCTATTGCGAAAAAGGGAGCAGAGTTTCTTACGCTCGACCCTGACAAAACGATTTGGAAAGGTAGCCCGGCTGATGTAGGCGAGGCTGTCCTGTATAAGTTCTGGGAGTCAGTGCCGATGATGGTTGGTACCATCGTACCCGGTGCTGTTATGATGCGAGCCGGTGCCACTGCCGGTGGCTTAACCTATCTCGGTGCATCCGAAGGTGGTCTCTCTGTCGGCTTTATCGCTAACGAGATTACCGACGGCATTCAGGAGATGGATGATGAAACGCTCGCCAAAGAATCGCCTCGATATGCTGAACTCCTCCAGACCATGGCTACACCAGAAGCCGCGAGGAATCAGCTTATTCAGGAAGCGCAGGGTCTTGCCCCCATCATTGGTGGCGTACTCGTCGGTGCGGTCTCGTACGGTGCCGGTCGATACCTCGAACCAGTCATTACAGGGAAGGCAGGATTAGGCGCGGGGCAACGTGCTATTCGCGGTGCCGCATCTGAAGGTCTCGCACAGGAAGGACCACAGGAGTCTATCGAGCAACTCGCTGGGAACATAGCAGCTGCCGTATACGACGGTGATCGGTCTCTACTTGAAGGTTTAGCCGAGTCTTACGTACAAGGCGCTGTGGTTGGCGCACCCGCTGGTGCAGTTGTCGGTGCCGCAATCGGTACATCGGGCGAACCAGTACCAGAAGAAGGCGAGCCTACCCCCGAAGAACTCGACCGCCCCGGCGCCCCTTCCAGTTTCCGCGATGTGTTCGGTGAGCAGGTACCGCCGCCGGGTGGATACACTGGCGCACCGGGCGACATGTTTGCTATTGGCGAAGCTGATGCAGTCGATCCCGACGCCGCCGCCGCCATATCCGCTAACATGCGTGAAGACGACATCATGGAGGATATGATTGAGAACATCGAGTCGGCCACGCCAGAAGCACGCCAACAGCAACAGCTCCCACTTCCTGCCCCAGCTCCAGCACCGGGGCGAGAAGTTATACCTGCACCACAACCGCCCGGCACTCAGGGACAGCTCCCGCTGCAACAGCGACAGCCCGGTGTAGGCCGACAGGATGTCCGATTGCCCGGCGAACAAGCTCCCGCTATACCGCAAGCCCAAGAACCTGCGGTACAAGGTACAGTCCCTACCGAACAGCAGGGCGATCTATTTGACCAAGCGCCCGTCGGTGTAGCGCCGCAACCCGCAGCCCCGGCAGGTCCGACAGCGGGTGAATTCCCCGCCGCTGAGACCGAAGGGTTCATAGTGACTATGACCGATGATGCTGGTAACGTCATTGAGGAGGACATCTTTGAATCCGCAGAGGAGGCAAGCGCGGTAGCCGATGAACTTGCTGACGGCTTCCCCGACGCAAACATAAATGTCACGAGGACCAGAGCGCCACGGCAGGTACCCACAGCTCCGCCAGCCGCACCTGATCGACCGACAGCGGAACCACTGGCTGACATACAAGCGCAGCTTCAGGATATGGCGGACCCCGCGAGTGACCGAGAAGGGGTGTTCCTCTCCGCAGACAACTTAGCTCGACTCCAAGCAGATCAGGTACGAGACACGATTGGTGAGGAAGGTGTACACCTGCCGAACTTCGATGGTGAGGGTGGACTACTCATCGCGGAGAACGAAGAAGTTGCACAGAGCGCTCAAGAACTTCGTGACGCGGGCTTCCCGATGCAGTTCATTCTCGGGCAGGTTACGCAGGCCGGTGCCGGTAAACCCGCCGACGGTCAGGCGGTTGTGCAGTTGCGCGATGATGCGGGTAACGTAGTACGCGAGACGGTTACAGCAACGGAAGAAGAAGCCTATGCACTTGCCGACCGTATAGGCGAGAACGCTGTTGTACTGACACCTGCCGCAAGTTTGGCTCGGCGAGAACGCCTTGTTAAAGCTGAGAGCAAACAACTTCAGGAAGCCGCCACCGAAAGAGAGGCAGCGAAGAAAGCAGGCCGCGCCATCGAGGAAGAAATTCCGACGGCGGAGCAGTACGAGGCTGAGCAAGCCGTGGTCGGTGCAAAGAAACCAAGTCGTGCTGCTGCGCGTCTTATCGGTCTAGCAGTCAAGAAGGGCGCAGCCGAGAGACAGCAGAGGATCGGTGGGTTCTATCCGCCCAATACCCTGACCTTCCCCAACGAGACTTTGGAGCAACGCTACACAGGCGTGTGGGAACAGCTCGTTGAGAACCAGTTGAAGAAGGAGGAGATCACAGCCGGTGCCGCTACACAGAAATCCAAAGCTCGTCAGGGGAAATTGGCGAAGCAGGAGACGGAGTTATTTGAGCGGCTGGGTAAAATACGACAGCTCGCCAAGCCAAAGCGTAAGACAGCACGTGTTGTGAAAGCAGCAGAAAAGATCGACGTGTCTACCGTATCAGCACTTGCGCCGGAAGTGTCGAAAAAAGCCAAGGAAATCGACACATCCCAGCAGGACTATCTGGCGCAGCAGTTCAAGCCAATGGACCGAGACCAGATCGATGCCCTTGAAGGCGTTGAACTGACTGAAGCATTCGCCGAAGCAGCCTACTGGCTCGCCGGACAGTTCCGGAATGTCGAGATCAGTCCTGAGTGGCTGATAGACAACCCAGAGGCCGCTGTACAAGAGATCGCCAAGACCATAACCGAATCGAAGG